CGTTACGCGCACCACTCATTTTGTTTTCCCAGTCCATCATCATCTGATGTTTCTGTTCAGGTGTTGCCTGACCATTGTAGAAGTTGATGATAGTCGAAGGGAAAAGACCGTTTGAGATTTGGTTGATGTGGAATATAGATATCTGCTTATCTAATTCGATGTAGTTAATCGCACTCCAATAGTCAGGGCGTGGGTACACATCGCTGCCAGTATAAGTAAAGCACCAATAGATTTGACGTGGCTCCTGCTCACGTGTCAAATAATTGTATTTCGGTATGAATTCGGGAGTGTTTCTTTTCTTGCGTGTATTGCTCCAATCGTAGCTGTGAAAGACTCCTATTTCAGTATCGTCATCTTGATTTACTGCAATGCGGCATTCTTCAAATGGAATAGCGTTTAGCTTTGATATAACCGTTCTGTCGTTGCTCCAAATCACTTCAATGTAGAACCCACCAAACAACTTTAAATCATGAGCGGCAGCATACGTTAAAGTATCGATGTTTAGCGCATCTAATTCGGCTTGGTATTGCTCCGATTGAATGCCCTTGCCTGCTATCATGTCACCAATGGCCACAACAAGTGAACCATGCACCGGTGATTCGTGTGATAGGTCACGTAGGTATTGTGGAAAGTCGTTTGCATCTCCATAGTTCACCCAACCTTTGCGGTCAACCTTTTCTGCATCGCTCTTGGCTACGTATTCACTAAGCTTCAGCGAAACTATATTTGATTCGTTATGGTTCATAGATTATATCGTTTGGAATGGTATTGATTGGCACATCAAACCAACTTGTGTTGTCATTTAAAACAGCATAACCACGCTCAACAATGCCAACAACTGCGGCATTGGTAGGATTGATATTGCTGGATGAATTTTGTCCGTACACTTCGTAGCGGTATCTACCTGCCAAAGTTAAACCAACTGTGCTAATTGTCAGCTGTGTAACACGAACCGTTTCATTAACAATCGTAGCTACCTGTGCAAGGTCATTCCCGGTTGTGCTATTTTCTTCGTGTGTGAGAACAATAAGATAGTGCGTAAATGCTGTGCTGTAATACTGCCGCGCTTCGTCAAGTGATAGGTATACTTGCTGATTGGCTGTATTTGTATTTAGATATATCATTAAATTCTTTATTTAAAAAAGGGGCAAGTGTAAACCTGCCCCCTTTACAATACAACAAGACACACAGAACGGAAAACAAATTCTTAGTAAGCAGGGCTTACAGTAATTCCAGCAAAGTTATCAAAAGGAACTGTTGTGTAAGGCTCTAAGTGTACAGCGGGAGCAAGTTCTTCAGCAATCAAAGTAACCTGATATCCCATCAAATCAGCTTTCTGCGCACCTGATTGAACAGTTCCTGCAGTCATTTGCGCTCCTTCGCCAGCACCAACAAGAAGAATTTGATCGTCATTAGTACGAACAAATACAATCATTTTTGCTTTGGCAACATTCAAGAATTCGTTACGCATTTCCTGATTCAGTTTACCGAAAGTCCATCCAACTTCCTGAGAGAAAAACAGAGTACCTGTTTCCAAATTCTTTTGCACCGTTTCTACGTATGAACCTGAATTGCGGAATGGAACGTAACGATAAATAGTTGCAGTAGGCAACGCATCTACTTCGCCATTAGTACCACCATAAGCAATTCCTGTTTCGAAATCCTCATAGTTCGCTATCAATACTTCTTTAACACCACCGATACCTTCAAGGCATCCAAGTGTAAAGCCAGTTGTTAATTCACAAGCCATATTATTATTTTTTTAGTTGGTTAAAAGGGGGCTGTTACACCCCCTTTATGAATTTATTGATTATGCACCCCAGTAGGTGATGTCCTCACCAACTGCAATCTGTGCACCCAAGTAGAAACGTGCACCGTAGCGAACGTTTTGTGAACCATCAAGATTCTGCATGTCCAAAATGAACACTTCGTTCATTTGGTTCTCCTGCCAAGTACCCAACATCAAGTTGCTTGGTTGAGCAAAGATGATATTGTTAGCAGTCATACCTGGACAAACGTAGATTTCGTACATTCCAACGAAACGCTTGTTTACTTCAGGACCACCTGTCAAGTACCAACCATTGCCATCAGCAATTTGTGCTTGCATGTAAGCTTCCCATGCAGCCTGTCCCATGTACAAAGCTGGCTTTTCAGCAGCACCTTTAACAGCAGCAGGAGCTGTGTTGATGATGTCCCAAATAGTTGCGATGATGTTTGCATCAGTCAATGCACCTGAACCAGCAGATACAGCATTTGAACCTGCAGCCTTAATCAAAGTTTCGAATCCATCGTACTGACCAGCTGTTGCGTTAACACCTGACCACATGATAGTTTCGTTAGCAGCTGCGATACCACCAACCAAACGGCCAATGATTGCATCTTGGATTTGTGTGTTTACACGTCCTGACATTACATCAGCAGTAGTCCAGTCAATGAAGAAATCTTTTTTACAGATTTGACGCTGAACTTGGAATTCTTCCAAAGTCAAAATGCGCTCGGTCAAAGTGATTGTTCCTGTTGGAGTAAAGTCACATGTACCAGCCGCAAATGATACGGTGTCATCAATTTTACGTACTACTGATTTGTAAGGTACGTTTGGCTTCATTGTAACGTACTGTGCAGAAACGTTACTCAACAAAGCTTTTGCTACGATTTCACCAGCTAATTCACCTGCATAGGTGGTGGTGAGTGAAGTTGTTGTTGGCATTTTTAAATAAAATTTATGAGGTGAATTATTTTACTTTTTTGAGCGAATGCTTTCCATGAAGTCGCTGAATGAATTACCATTCGATGCAACAACCGGAGAAGCATTCTTTTTAAATTCTTGCGATTTAACTGAAGGTACAGCAGGTGCTTTCTTAACTGAAGCAAGTTCAGCCTTTACTGTTGCTACTTCATTCTTTGCAGATTCTACAGCCGCAGATAGTGCAGTCTTTTCAGTTTCCAAAGCAGCGATACGCTCCGACAATGAACCGATAACAGCTACGAGATCCTCGCTGCTCATTTCAGTAGATTGTTCTTCGCGCTCGATTTCGGCAACCATTCCATCTTCGCCTACTACTACTTTGGTAACACCATCTTCGAGAAGATACTCGCCTGCTGGTACAGGTATTGGATTGCCTTCAGCATCCATTGTGTAGATATCCACACCAACTACCCATTCGTTGGCTGTAGAATAGATTTTAGTACCATCATTCAAAGTACCTTCAACACCAAACTTTAGTTCTGTTGCAGCTTCTTCGAATTTGATACCAACGCTTGACGGCTCAATGCCGTACTTTGCAAATACGGATTTGATTTGTTCTTTTATGTTTGACATCGTTATAATTTAGGTATAGTAGCAAAAACGCGATTTTGTTACATGCAACCCGATGTCTTATCTTAGCAGTATAAATAAATACCCATATTATGAAAGCAAATCCTGAATTCATGACAAAGAAGATTTCAGTGCGACTAACTGAAAAGCAGTACAAGGCTGTAATGAAAAATGCGAAAGCAAGCAAAATGACATTAGCTGAATACTCGCGTGCTTGCATGCTGTAAAAAAAAGAAGGGGCACGTTTGCCCCTATCTTTTTAATCTAAAACCTAAAACCAATTATTACACTCAAATGAACGAGATTCGGCAAATATATGCAAAAATCATTTATCCAAACCTGCAAGTATCTGGTCTAATTCCAGAACTAACTCTGCTTCGTAATTCTTAACCCCACTCATAGCCACACCTACTTCGTTAAAGAAGCCTTCTATGCTGTAACCACGCACCTTGCCTTCCTTAACATCATTCCACACGTGGTCTTCATCGACTTTGGTTCCGATAAACCATGTGCCATCGGGCAGTTCAGGCAATCCAAGTTGGATGCTCTTATCATTCTTGCCTTCCTTTAGCCATGATTCGACAACTGTCACACCTGTTACTGGTATTTCATGTTGCAGATTAGTGGTGTGTTGCAGATTCTTTTTGAAGAATTGATGCGCTATTGCCTGCACTGTTGCCTTTTCAAAGTATACATAGTATGGCTCACCCTTTTCATCATAGCGCAGTATCTCTTTATCCGGTATCAATGCAGGTCCATATAGCATTCTACGCTCGTCATCTACTTTGGCAAGTTGCATCTTGCTTAATGCAATCCAATTTTCTTCGATTGCTGGCATGTCTACTAAACCCATTGCCGTAATACCTAAACGACCTTCTTCGTCAATTACACACTTAACTACTTTTCTTTTTTCCATGTTTTAAATATATTTATTTTATCCTATACGTGCTAAGTCTTCTACGTTTTCGCGTACCTCTTGCTGGCTCGATACGTCACCTGCTAACACGTATGCACGTGGCGTGTATTGGTCAGGGCGATTGGTTACGAACTGCGCAGCAAATGGGTTGAACGTTGCTGGCTGTGAAGTGTTATCACCTCCACCTCCACCAAATCCGGGTGCACTCGGTTCACTTGGTGAAGTATTGCCACCCCCTTGAAACTGTTGCGAAGATATTGTTGCAACATTGGCAAGACCAGCAGCGATAGCAGCACCTGCAGCAATGTATGGTGCAGCAGGAACAGCAATGGAAATCGGATTTGCTTGCGTTGCATAAAATGCAGCATTGGCACTTTTATATGTTTCAATAGTTGCTTGTGCGATGCTTACAGCTTTTTGTATTTGAAAGGCACGCTTTGCACGCTTTTCATCAATTTTACCATAGACACTTGCAAGATTTGAAATAATACTAAGTGAATCCGTATAAAGTTGTATTTTTCCTTCTTTCAGTGCAGCTGCATTAGCTAATTCTTCTTGTCTTAATCTTTCCGCTTCTTCAGCAGCTTTTTTAGCCGCATCAAGTTTCGCCTTTTCTGCTGCTTCAAATTCTTTTACATTTTCTTGATAAAGTTTGTCGAGTAAATCACTTATCTCTTGCTCATTTTTTAATCTATCCGCTGTGGCTTTATCACTTGCCGCTTTTATATCTGCAGCTTCTTTTTCGGCTGCTGTTTTTCTATCTGCAGCAGCCTTTTCACGCGCTGCCTTTTCTTTTGCATCCTGCGCATTTAGTATACCATCGCGCTGGTTAACCAATATCTTTAGTGCATTTTCGGAATCTTTGACAATCTTTTCCTGATTCTTGCGTTCTTCTTCAGGATCAAAAATGCTCTTTACAATAAAATTGTTTACTTGGTCAAATAGTGGTGTGATGCTAATTTTCTCAATGCCTAAACCTAATTTGTTCAAGATATCGATTGCACCATTTACAAAGCCTTCAAAGAATTCTGCAATCTTGCGCTGTGGAAATGTGACAAAGTCAAGGAACGTTTGAAGATACTTAGCGTTTCTTTCAGCCGCTGCTATCTGTGCTGCAGCTTGCTGTTTGTTTGTTTCAAGTACAACCTGCTGTTCAAGTATGGCTGTATTTAATTGTTGAACCTTAAGTGCTGTTATCTCTTTTTCGGTATAACCTTGACGCTTTAAAGTTTCTTCGGTTTGACCAATTAAATCAAACTGTTCTTTTGCTGTAGCTGCTCTTTCTTTTTGAATGTTCAATGCTTCTTGATCCGCATCCGTAACACCATCAATAAGCGAAAGCAGTTCTTCAGCGTAAACGATAGCACCTGCAATGGCAGCACCAATCAAAAATATCGGGTTGGTCAATAAAGCCTTACCAATAGACGCAAATGCACTCCCGATTCCTTGAATGCCTTTTGCAATATCACCCGGCTTGATGTCTGTGATATTTTGTGCAAGCAACTTCGCACCTTCAGCCGCACCTTCAAAGTCAAGATTGGCAATACGTGATGTAACAAGTCCAAGTGAACCACTAACCTTTTCGAATGCTCCACCTGCCTGTGTACCTACTGCCTGCGCTGCATCTTGAACCTTATCCTTTAACTCACCAGCTGCCTTTGAAAGGTCGCGATACTT